TTTAGAGAGAGAAGCCCCTGTATCGGAAGATGCAGGGGTTTTCTTGTTTTTGGGCTATCATTCCGAACAGAGAAGTTAAGTTCATTTGTCTGCCTTGCCTTATACTTGCCTTGTTTTGCTTGCTTTGCTTTGCCTTGTTTTTCTTTCTTTGCTTTGCTTTGTTTTGCTTTGCTTGCTTTCTTGGGGTCAGCAGATTTTTAGTGGGGATTATTCTTATACTTGTGAAGTGTTTTTCTTTCTTTGCTTTTAGGGTATTATATCGTATCATACCCATATCACATCATATATCTGGCAAGCATCTCCTCTTATGCCTTTCTGTTCTTATGTCTAAAAGAATGCTATGCATCCGTTTATTTGCCCCTTTCATCTCTCTTTATGGTAACTTTTGATTATGAAATCCGTTGAAAATAAGAATTTTAAGATTAGTGTCAATAGATGTATATTTGCATCTTGCACTAAAATATATGAAATTAGCAAGATTGGACAATCATATATTTGTATAAACTCTATATATTTACAAATTATATAGTTATAGATGAAAAGTAGCATTGAAAATATATACAAGCTGAAAGTTAATCAAATAATTGATTACATAAAGTTTAATTTGCATCAACCATTGCAATTGAACGTTATAGCCGATATAGTAAATATGTCTCAACGGCAATTGCTTCGTATGATGAGCTCTGTTCTGAATGAACCATTATACCCTTATGTGGCAAGGCAACATGTAGAACGGTCTGTACTATATATGCAAACTGAAGACATGAGTTTACAGAATTTGATTGGGTTAGTCGGCTACGATAACCCGTAATTGTTCTCCAAAGCATTTAAGAAATAATTTGGTATTTCTCCCAAAACATATATCAGTAGATTAAGGATGTGATTAAAAGAGTGCGAACATAATAGAAAGGAGTGTGAATTGCATGCTGAACTCCAAAGTTTCGAAGGACTATATTTAGTGTATATGCGTATATGGGGCAAATATGGAGGGACAGAATTTTATACAACAGCCTGGAGTACATTTTGAGGAATACATCAATTATTCAAAAGAGAATAAAGAATAGAATATCACAAAAATATACATATACCGATAAAATAAACTAAGTCATGGAAAATATCTTATCTAAATACATCATTCTAACAGAAGAAAACATGGCCAAAGAGCATATCTGCTGTGCATTCTCTGATAAAAAATGCACAGCAGGTTATGAGTTGAAAAAGGGAAGTGATTCGCTTTAAGCGCATCCGGTTTAGCTGTTCATTGGGAGGTCAGTACCTACTAATGACGTTATCGTAGAATATGTAGGAGAGCTCTGAGATTAGTTGACTTTTCCTTTTGCTTTTTTGTCCCTATCTTAGGGGCTATTTTCCAAAATCTTCGTTATGTTCGTAATATTTCCGAGTATATCTATAGATTCCATCTTCCCTTTATTAACAGTTTAATAATTTGTATTTTCGAATTTCACAATATGAGGCAGTATTGGAAATCGGTTATCATGATGCAGGTTTATTCTGTGCTTTTATCAGTAACTAACTACCGCCTTGCTTTTTCAATTTATTGTATATGATGGTTGCATTCTTGATATACTCTTTGTCAATCCCATTATACCGGCAGCGTCCGTCTTAAATTTCGAACATTCTGCTCCGTGCCAGCATGCAGGCCCCAACTACCCCAGCCTTGTCTTTTAGCTTGGAAACAGTCACCGTGGCGTCTTTGTTGACTAGATTCAATGAGTATTTCCTTATTGCCGTTTTAATTGGCTGCACTATATAGTCTCCTGTCGATGATAGTGTACCTCCGATTATTACTAGTTCCGGATTGAATATGCTTATTAATCCAGCTATTTGCCTTCCCAGTTTTTGGCCTATTTCCTCCACTATCTCAATGCATAGTAAGTCCTCTTTGTTGACTGCGGTGATGATTTCATCCAATGTGGGCGGATTTTCTGCGGTCCGTTTTGAAAGTATGGAGCTTTCTCCGCTACCGATTCTTTCTAACAGGATGCGGTGCAGTGCCGACCCTGAGGCTTCCGTTTCCAGGCACCCTTTTTTGCCGCAGTGGCACAGTATTTCATTGTCGAAAACATTGACGTGTCCGAACTCTCCGGAAAATCCGGATTTTCCCGTGTATACCTTCCCGTCTATGATGATGCCGATTCCGAGCCCCCAGCTTATATTGACAAAGATGATGTCTTTTTCCCCTTTGACGCATCCCTGCATGTGCTCTCCATAGGTCATGGCCCTTGTGTCGTTGTCTATGCAGACCGGGTATCCTATCCTTTCAGTCAGTATATCTGCCAAAGGACACTCTGAAAAGTTGAACATGCTGAAACTATATCCTGATTCCGGATTTACCCTTCCGGAGATGTTGATGCAGATATTCATTATCTTCTTGTCGTTGATTTCCGTTCCCTTTATGAAGCTTCGGATGAGTGCACACAGTTCGTCCAAAGCTTCCTGTGTATTTTCGAACTTGTACGGTATGTTCATCCTGATTTCCACCATATCCCCCTTGAAATTGATCAGTCCGATGTTTATGGCAAATTTCTTAATGTCTACCCCAATGAAGTATCCTGATTCCGGGTTGAGTCCGTATAGACTTGGATGGCGGCCGCTACTAGTCTCCAGTTTCCCGTAGTCGTTAATATAGTTGTCCTCACACATTTCATTGATGAATTTGGTGGTTGTGGGCACACTAAGATCGAGTTCCTTGGCCAAATCGGTAATAGTGGAGCTTCCATTATATATATAATGTGTGATGATCCTTTTTTTCAAGAGTGCATTCTTGCTCCCGGCTTCCATTTCTTTTAATAAATTCTGTTTCATATATATGTGTTTTTATATTATTTGCTCTATTTGATTTAATATATTGATATATTTGGCTTAATTAGTTTGAAGTTAAGGGGGGTAAAACGAAATGCGATAAATTGAGTTATTCCACATAAACGGAATAGCTTTGATATACAAATAGTTATGATTGAATAGGAGAGGAGAGAGGGAAAAACGAAAAGTTTACTCTGCTTTACTTTGGCTTTACTTTAGACTTTACTCTGAATAGTTTGAACGCCTATCTGCTTTACACTGCAGCGAAAACTTAATATACGGTGGAGTAGGAGAGGAGAGGGGTGAGCACATTGGCCGCAGAACGCTTTTATTTAAGCGGATTGCGGCTTTTTTATGCTCTGTTGATAGGATTATCATTTCATATTAAAATAGCCTGAATTCGGCGTTCAAAATAGCGGAAATAGGAGAGGGGCAAATGGTATTCATTTGAGGGTGGAATATTGCGTTTTTTAGGGGTTGGTTGTGCATTTGGTTGTGCGTTTGGTTGTGCATTTTTGTAATAAAAAAAACGAAATGTTTTTAATGGTTGTGCATTTGGTTGTGCATTTCCCGTTAAAAATAGACGTGTTTAGATATAGAAATTGCCTATTTATTAGCTGTTTTATAGTTGTTTTGTGGTTTTCAGAGGGGGAAAATACCATAAAAAAATAATAGAAATCAGCATATATTGTTGTTTAATATGCTGATATACAATATAATGAATAACTGATTCTTATTTGATAAAAATCAAAAGTGCGTGTGCAGCTAATATTTGGGACACTTTTTCCCGAAAATTATACGACATCTGCACATATTGCATCGGGTGCAGCCGATTGTTGTGTACCCAATAACTTTACTTGTTCTTTTAATTTGCCGATTTCCTCTGCTTGTTCTGCGATTTTCTCTATAAAGTAGTGGGTGTTTTGGTCGGGAGGTGTGTATTGCGTCTGAGAGGTAGAATTATACAGCATCTCCCCTCTTTCCATTAATAACCACTCTGCTGATATATTCGCATTTGCGCACACTTTTTCGAGGACATCATAAGATGGCTTACCTTGCCTCGTACCTACAACATTCTCAATCACAGTAGCAGATACACCTATTGCGTTGGCAAAAGCTCGTTTGTTTCCGCCGTACAATTCTTTGATAATATGGTTCATTCGTTCATTTATAGTCATACCTCTCCTATTTTATTTGCGCAAAAGCGAATAAAATATTCGCAATTACTTGTTTTATTCGCAAATGCGAATTATATTTGCAGCACGATAACAATGTAAACGGCTGTAAAAGTACAAAAAGCGGTTGATATTGCAATGAATAACTAATAAAAACAGAATTATGCAAGCAATTAAGGTACAAATCTATTTTTCGGAATGGGAAAAAGTAAGTGATTTTATTTCTGAAATAAATATAGATGAAGAAATGGCGGCTTACGCTATTGATAACAGAACTATGGTGATAGCGACAGTTGGAGAGTGTTCTATGGCCTATGCAAAGGCACAGCTGAAAACTTGGTTTAGTGATCCTACTATTGAAACCATTAAATAAGAAAAACATGAAAAAGAGAATTGTAGTTGAGTACGGGAAAATATCCCAAATCTCAAAAGATTTTAAGGTGACGAGGCAGGCCGTTTATAAGGCATTGAATTATTTGAGTAATAGTTCTAAGGCTACATTAATCCGAAAGGTAGCCATTGAACGTGGAGGCGTTGAAATCGGTGATCAAAAGGAAACGGCATGAAAAGGATGTTTTTGCTCCTTTTGGGAGATGAGTTTAAAGAGTATTTCTCTTTGACTACAAAGCAAAAGTTTTATGTGTGGTATTTCTGCTTGAGTTTCTGTTTTTTGTGTATAACAGATGATAGTCCGATTTGGGCGATTATAGTGGTGGTTTTGAATTTTGCTAATGCCGCCCGTCTGATTAAAAAAGTACCAATTTCAACCGATGACAAAGATATTTAAAATAGGTGAATCCCGGACGGTCTTTTGAGGTGGTTCGATTCCGCCTCCGGGGACTAAGATTTTAAAATAATGGAGTATTTCAATAAAATAGTATGCGTAACAGTTCAGGAATTAACCAGCTCTGAAAATGGAGAACCGGTGATTTCATTATGGACGCTTTATTCTTTAATTCGGAGAGGTAAGGCTCAACGGGTTAATAGAGGCGGTGGTCTTGATAATTACGCTCTTATTGATTACTTGTCCTTACCTGAACGTTACCGGATCCGCTTTGAGCAAAAGTATGGGGATCCGGTGGAGTTAATCAAAGAGAAGTGTATGAAAAACAGGCTTAAAATAGATGAAGCAGCCCGGATATTCTTTGAGGATTACCGGTATGATAAGGCCGGGGAGTTAGTAAGTCTCACAGAACCCAAAAAAGCTGAATATACCATCAACGCCTCAGTACTGAACGAGTTGATATCGATCCTGAATGACCGGGAGGGCTATCGCAAGGCTTTGGGTGGAAGTACAAAGAAAGTATGGGAAACGATTATCGGAACGGCAGACCGCCTCCGTGACTCTTATGGCCATACGCTACCTGAAAACGCCGCCCGGCTGAAAGACAAAATAAACCAATACAAAAAAGAGGGTTACTCCTGCTTGATCAGCAAGAAAATGGGAAATGGCAATACCCTGAAAATAACCGAGGAAGCCGGTAACATGATTATAGCGTTAAAGCGGAGCAGCGTTCCCGTTTATACAGATGCTCAAATATTCGTGGAATTCAACCGGATTGCAGATGAGAAAGGTTGGAAGCAGCTCCGGAGCATTCAGAGCCTCCGGCAATTCCTGAACCGTCCTGACATCGAACCGTTATGGTACGATGCCGTTCACGGGGAGCTGAAAGCTCACCAGCGTTACAGCCGCAAGAATAAAACCGAGCTTCCCTCGATGCGTGACTCCTTGTGGTATGGTGATGGTACGAAAATCAATTTGTACTATAAAGACTATGACAAGGACGGTAAGCTGGTGGTTCGTACCACTCAGGTTTACGAGGTCATCGATGCTTATTCGGAGGTATTTTTGGGATACCATATTTCAGACAGCGAGGACTACGAGGCGCAATATAATGCCTACCGCATGGCCATTCAGGTATCAGGTCATAAGCCTTACGAGCTGGTGCATGATAATCAGGGAGGCCACAAGAAACTGCAGAATAGCCATTTCTTTGATAAGATTGTCGGCCATGTTCATAGAACCACGGCTCCATACAGCGGGCAATCCAAAACGATAGAGAGCGTTTTCGGACGTTTTCAGGCTGAGGTTCTGCATAAGGATTGGAGGTTCACCGGTCAAAATATCACCACCAAAAAGGACACGAGCCGCCCGAATTTAGAGCGTATCGAGGCGAACAAGGATAAACTTTACACTTTGGCCGAACTGAAAGCAGCATACGCTGCCGCCCGGAAAGAATGGAACGAAAGCAAGCATTTTGCTACCGGGGTGAACCGCATCGAGATGTACCAAAATAGCGTGAACCCTGATACCCCGACAGTGGGTGTTCTCGACATGATCGAGATGTTTTGGGTGATGACTGATAAACCCTCCACTTACACAGATAACGGTCTGAAAATAACCATTAAAAAACGTGAGTTTACATACGAGGTTTACGAGGTTCCGGGTGTTCCCGACCATGAATTCCTAAGAAAAAACAGAGGGCAAAAGTTCTACACCATGTACGATCCTTATGACCATACTTCGGTACGGCTATACAAGAAAGATAAAGCCGGAGAGCTGCGATTTGTACGAACTGCAGAGCCTTATATCGTCATCCACCGGAATATTCAGGAACAGACCGAGGGCGAAATGTCCTTTATCCGCCGGAATATAGAGGCGAACACGGAGGATCGCATCGAGCGTCAGGTTGATGCACGTATCATCGAGCAGGCGCACGGCGTGAGTATGGAACAACAGGGACTCAAACGTCCGAAATTGAAAGGTGCAAAGAGCGAAACGGAGCGTGAAATTGAACGCCGAGTCCGCCGGTACAGTCAGGATCCGGAACAGCTCTCCGCCGGTAAGGTGACAAAGCTAATAAGCAACATCACGTTTGACCAGCTGAATGGTGACATCCGCCTGAATGAAAAGAAAGTAGCAGGAAAATTATAATTCTAAATAAAATGAACAGTACAATGACACAGCAAGAGAAAGACAGTATCCGTGAAGCTCTCCGGGTATATGCAGCAAAGTATTCCAGCCAAAAAAAGGCTGCGGCAAGTTTGAACGGCGTATCTGCCGGGACATTGAGTGCCGTGGTTAACGGCAAGTATGAGAGTATCAGTGATGATATGTTCCGCAATATCATCTCTCAGATAACCCCTGCAGCTGCGGCCACCGGTTGGCAGCTCGTGGAAACGAACTCCTTTCAGGAGATATGGTATGCCCTGAGCGATGCGCAGGAATTTAAAAAAGTCCGCTGGATCGTGGGTGGTGCGGGATGTGGCAAAACAACGACAGCCACCATGTACGCACAAAAGAATCATGAGGTGTTCGTCATCCTTTGTGATGAGGATATGCGGAAAGGTGATTTTGTTCGGGAGATCGCCCGTAAACTCGGTTTTAAGACTTGCGGGATGCGTATCCGTGAAATATTGGACTTGGCCATCGAGAGCATCATACAGATGGAAAATCCACTTTTGGTGTTCGATGAGGGTGATAAGTTGAATGATAACGTGTTTCACTACTTTATCAACCTGTATAACCGGCTGGAGGGCAAATGCGGGATTACTTTCTTATCCACCGATTACATCCAGCATCGTATTGACTGCGGTTTGAACCACAACCGGAAAGGCTATAACGAGATTTATTCCCGCATTGGGCGTAAGTTCTTTGAGCTGGAACCAACCTCCCATAATGATGTATTTGCCATTTGCCAAGCCAACGGACTGATGGATAAAAAACTTATTGCAAACGTGATCGATGTGACGGAAAAATCGGAGTTTGATTTGCGATGCGTGAAAGATGCCATTCACCGGGAGAAAAAGGTGGCGGCAGCGAAATAGTATAAAACCCTGTTCAAACGCTGGTTGAACGGCGTTTGAACGTAATTCAAAAAAGAAAGGAACAAGAATATGGCAAAGATTTATGTAGCAAGTAGTTGGAGAAATCAACATCAACCCCAAGTGGTTAGTTTTCTTCGTGAACAAGGACATGAGGTTTATGACTTTAGACATCCTGCCGGGAAAACGGGATTCCAGTGGTCGCAGATTGATGAAGATTGGGAGAATTGGAGTACAGATCAATATAGGGCAGCACTTGAACACCCCATTGCACAAGCTGGTTTCAAATCGGATTTTGATGCTATGCAATGGGCAGATGTTTGTGTTCTTGTATTGCCTTGTGGACGCTCTGCACATTCGGAGGCAGGATGGATGAAAGGTGCAGGGAAAAAAGTAATAGTCTATCAAATTTGGGAAGAAGAGCCGGAACTGATGTATAAATTGTTCGATGGTGTGTGCTCAATGGGAGTAGGATTACAGATGTTTTTAGCAGAATTTGACAAGGAGAAAAATAACGTATAACAATGGATATATGAAACAAATTGTTTTACCACTCGCAAGCCGGTTTCCGGTAGGCCATTTTAAAAGAGGCCAACTCACCGGCTTTCCTGAGAAAGTAATTAAAGGAACCAAGATCCACACGTTTCGTGAGGATCCGGGCAAATGGGCGTACAACGTGGAGCTTATCAACTCCCATAATGCGGAGCTATCTATCCGCCGGTGGATTGGCCGTCCTTATCACACTCCGCAGCTGGAGGTGAAAAGATTGAAGAAAATCGGTATCCAGCAGGTGCAAATGACATGGGACTCCGATATCGAGCAGCCGACCGTTTTCATAGACGGAAAACGTATCCTAAACGTGGAGCAGCTGGCTGCTAATGACGGGATGACTCTCGATGATTTCGTGAGCTGGTTTTTTAAGACCTCCAACACATTCGAGGGAGTGATTATTCATTTTACAGATTTCAGATATTGATTTATGGCACGGGCATTATCGGTAACAGAAGCAGTAAGCATGAAGAAAGAAACGCTCAAGCTGACAGGCGCATGGGCGGACGCTTTCGGAGAGCCTGAACGGATTGGCGTTTGGTTTATTTGGGGCAATAGTGGTAACGGGAAAAGCAGCTTTGTCATGCAGCTTTGTAAAGAGCTGGCAAAGTTTGGGCGGGTGGCTTATGACAGCCTCGAAGAGGGTGCGAGCCTCACCATGCAGAACACGCTCCGCCGTTTCAACATGGCCGAGGTAAACCGCCGTTTCCAGCTGCTTGACTGTGAGCCGATGTCCGAGCTTGGTGAAAGAATGGATAAGCATAAAAGCCCCGATTTTTACGTCATTGACAGTTTCCAATACACCCAAATGAGCTATAAAGAATACATCAAATTTAAGGAGGCGCACCGGAACAAGCTGCTGATTTTTATCAGCCATGCAGATGGCCGGAACCCTGATGGTCGGAGCGCAAAGAAAGTGATGTATGATGCCGCCCTGAAAATTTACGTGGAGGGGTTCCGGGCTTTCTCGAAAGGCCGCTTTTTCGGCTCCGTGGGGCATTTTACAATTTGGGATGAGGGTGCGGTAAGATATTGGGGAGATAACGCTTAAAACGAACGGAAATGAGTAAAAATAATCAAGTTATAACGATTTCGCCTCCCATGTTTATCGGGGAGGGAAATCAGAAAGAAAGTATCTCCAGCAAAGGCCACCGGTGTAGCTATTGCCACGGTAACGGTTTCTTTTGGGGAGAGGAACAACGGGAACGGGTGAAAGTTGATTGCCCGGTCTGCAAAGGTAGCGGTAAACTCGATGCCGTGATAACTATCGAGTGGAAACCTGCAAAATAGAATGAACGATGGAAAAAGAAGTACCTGAAAATATATTGGCGAAAATTAGAAAGCTGCTCCGGTTAAAAGAATCCGCCATAAAAATCGGATCCGAGGGAGAAGCCCATGCAGCTGCGGAGGCTGTAAACCGGCTGCTGACATCCTATAACTTGTCATTGATGGATGTTACCCCGGAAGAACAAAAGAATATGATATCCGTGAGTGAATCGGAGAAAATAACCTATCAGGACACGTATGGGAATATTTGGAAAAGGGATTTGTTGCGGATTATATGCGAGTATAATTTTTGCCGGATTTTGTTGCATGGAGGTACGACTTACATGGTGGTAGTCGGTACACGGGAAAATGCGGAAGTTGTGCTCTCGCTTTATAATTACTTGAGGTCTGTATTCCGCCGGTTGTCGGTAGAACGTTGCACCGAGTATGTGGCTACCCGCAGAGGGTATTACCGGACAAAGAAGTTTAAACGGAATTATATAAAATCTTATTTGTTGGGATGTTGCACCGGTTTGCGGAAACAATTTGAGAGCATTCGGAAAACAGCGGAGGAAACCGGACTGATGCTGTGTCACAACCATTTGATTGATGATTATTTTCAATCGATAGGCACAACCACCCATAAATCCAAGAACCGGAATAAAGTGAACACTTCCGCCTATTGTTCCGGGTACGATGACGGTTCAAAGATCAATTTAAACAAGCAAATCAATGGGAAATGATCTTTATCAAATAGGCTTACCGGTGGCCTCTTTAAGTACAGTCCTTATGAATTGGACTTGCTTTAACCGACCGGAGAAATTGCTGATCAGCCCGGCCAAGAAAGATGATTGGGCGGTGGTTGAACTCCGGAACCCGGAGCTGGCCGCAGCTATCATCAAGGATGTGCCGGAGGCAATGGTAAAAGTAGTACAACAACCTGTAAAAGTCGTGCAAATATGAAAGCGTTATCAGCATTAAGACAGGTATTCAGCCTGAAAAAGAACGAGGAACTCGGCAGAAAGTTCTCT